CAGGACGGGATCGAAGTTCTGAACTCCGGATCCGGTTGAGTTGGTTGGACCAGCTTCAGAAAGAAATTCTCTTTCTTCCTTCAGCATTTTTTCTTGGTTCTCCAGAAGAACTGCGGTAACCATTCTCTTGTGAGCATCTTCGATGCCACCGAGACCCTCATGGTTGAGGATAGGTGCCCACTTCTCCTGAAGGTGTTCAGCATTGAAACCTTGCATTTGAATTTACCTTAAAATTTTTAGTTTGACTTATAATTAAAAAATCACTTTTGCGAAACTCTAGTCAGAGTGTCAAGATATGATTCCATTAAACCAGTAGTTGGTTGTGCAGAAATTTCTGAATTCTCAGAAATGTTTTCTGACTCGTCTCTTTGAGCTCCGGCATTCTCTGGGAAGTAAGACTTACGCAGAGTTACCAGTTTCTCACGATATGTTTCTTCACTATCAAACTCAACATTTTCGGCAAGAGAAGCGAGTTTATCCTTCTGTGAAAGTGCCAGACCTTCGCAGACCTCGGAGAAGATTACATCAGCAACCGACTCAGCTAATCTTTGATTGAGAGCAATATTCTTATTAATTTGCTCGTTGAGTTTATCTTCCATCTCATCTAATTTTTCTACCATTGCGGCAGTTACATCATACTTCTCTTCAGGGATAGTTACATAATGTTCTTCAAAAAGACCTCGGATTCCTGTAAGGAATGATTCGGTCATCTCTGCCTTAAGACCGGATTCGACTGCGAGTTTGTTCTCAGTCATCCACTCTTCGGCAACATATTCAAGATATGCATCAACTCTCTCGGTCAGTTCAGACTTAATTGTCGAAACTTCCTCTTCGAGGGTTGCTTCATATTGTGCTTTCAGTTCTTCTTGAACTGTAGCAACTTTTGCCTTGATAGCAGTTTCAAAAATGGTGCGTGCTTTCTCTTGGAAATCTTCGGAGAGTTCTTCACCGGCAAGCAGTGCTTCAACATCTTCTTCGACGTTGTATTCTGCTTCAGGTGCTTCCTCTTCTTCGGTAACCACTTCTTCTTCAGTAGTCTCTTCTTCAGATACTACGTCTTCGGAAGATGCAGTGGTTTCTTCCTCTTCGACGACTTCTCCTTCTACCTCTTCCTCTTCCTTCATACCCTTAGGCATGGGTTCGGCAGGTTTAGCACCTCTATTCACAATGTCTTTGACAGTTGCGATTTTAGGTTCTGCGAGTTTGGCAGAGTTATCATCTACCTTATAGTTTTCTGGAGTTGGGCCGCCGAGATCCTCGTAAGTACCTTGTCCTGGTGTGGTTACACCGGAAGCATTGCTTCCTGACTTTGGCATTGGTTCAGCTGCAGCAGCGCCTTTGGTTACTACGTTTTCCATTTCTTGTAAATTGCTACCAACGGACATTTGATTATTAGATTATTTTTGTATTAATCTATATTTATTTATAAATTATAGATTTGATAAGAATTCGTTGAATAAGTTCAACTTATGCTCTTCGAGCATTTTTTGATCAACAAGGGTGTTGATCCTTCTTTCAGTCTTTTCTGCGAGTTGTTCACGAAGGATTCCTCCTTCCCAAACCCACTCTTTTCCTTCCATAATTCCATTGACAAAAGCGTCAGGTGCGGAAGGATCGGCAACGATATCAGCAGCAGTTGCTAACTGAAAATCTTCACCAACAACTCTTACACCGTTTCTATCTTCTTTTAATGATCCAACACCACGAGAAGAAACACCAAGCATTACACCTTCATCAAGAAGAGAAGATGCAATCTTACCCATAGGGGTATTCAAAATTTGTGCCTTACCAATAAAATTATTACCCTCTGCTTTCAGAGAGGTAATCTTGTGAGAAACACGATCAAGATTTACGGTAGGTCCATCGGGGTGACCAAGTTCTCCGAGAGCACGTCCTTTTTGAACAAAAGTTTCGTTATATCTACCGACCTCTTTGGCAAGAGTTTCCATTGGATACATTCTGCCATTACGGTTTTTGATATTACCCTGAAGAAAAACTCCTTCGATATAGAGTTTCTTACCGGCACCTTTGCCTTCAGTAATAATTTTAACGTTTGTTACTTCTTCTGTGATAAGTTTCATTGTTTATCCTGTGAATCCTACTTTAAATCCTTTAACTGTCGCAGCAGATGCTGAGATAACATCCTGAGCACCCTTCTCAAAAAACTCAATTCTATCGTCAGGTAAAGTTACTGTTGCAGTGCTGATATATCCACCAGAACTAGTCTTTGCAACACTGACAGTTGCATCAGCACCAGAAAGATTAATAACCCTAACGACAGTTGCGTTATCTAAAGTTGTTGCTGTATCAAGTGCAACCTCAGCACCAGTGCCAACTAATAAAGTTCTAGCCATCTTGCTCCTCTGCTGTATCTAGATTTGAATCATCAAACATGGATGCTCCAACAGTTGGTTTAATACCCTCAATACGTTCTGCTGCTTTTGCAAACAAAACGTCCTTAATCTTGTCACTAATATCAGACGCAGATTCATCTGCTCCGATTAAATTTACAATTTCTTCCATGAAAATTTATAATAACTATATTTTCTATTTATATCTCAGCAGCTTTGCCGTCCGCATCAGTAATTCCACCATCAATTTCTGGTTCCATCGGAACATCACCCATCATTCCTTGCTCACCTTCTTGTGATAAAGGTTCACCAGTAATTGGATCTACTGCACTTGGATCTGGAATAACTCCGTCTCTAATTTCCTGTTCAATTTGTTCATCCATTTCAATCATTTCTGCATCAGTTTGACGGAGAACTTTACTACGAACCCATTGAGTAGAATAATACTTACCAATATAAGGTTCGATTGTTGCGAGAACACCAAGTCTCTCATTCAACATTTCAGTTTCTTTGAGTTCGGCAAACTGATTGTCATATAAGAAGTCATATTGGATGTGATCAGAAATTCTATCCCAATCTTCTACAGAAACAATATTTTTGAGAATTAATTGAGTCTTCAACATATCATTGAACATCTGAGCAAATCTCTTTCTCAGACGACCAACAAACTTAGCAAACTTTAATTCATCACGCAGAATTTCGGAAGAA